GAGGACATCGCAGAGGTCAAGACCATTCTGAAGCAGATTTTTGACAAGCTCGACAGCAAGGCTGACAAATGAATGCGCGGCTTAGTCGTATTTTTGATTGCCGCTTTTGTGTACGGCGCGACGATCAAGCGCGAGTGCAGCGTATCTGAGTTTGTGAACATCGGGTACTCCAACCATGACCCCAAAGAGCGTTTTGAGAAGGCTTGGAACTGGTTGGAGGAATCGGGTCCGGTTTGCACCAAGGAGCAGCTCACGCTGATCTACGCGAACATGGCCACGATCATGGGCAGCTCGGACACGATGCGCATGCGGGCACGAATTGAACAACTATGGGAAAGGGCGAAGTAATGGACGCAAAAGATCGGCTCATTTACATGGTCACCATGATGGTCACCGCAACCTTGTGCTCCGTGGTCGTCGTACTCATCGGGGCGCTTGTCCACGGTTTGTTTGTGAAAGAGGTGGACAACACCAAGATTTTTGAAATTATTGGCCCCGCGTTCCAGACCATCGTCGGCGGCTTGATTGGGTGGTTATCTGGCTTGAAGGTCGGTAGCCATATGGACGAAATCACGGCAGGAGAAAAAAATGGCGCTTGACCCACTATCAGCATTACTCGACATCGGCGGCAAGGTAATTGACCGCGTTTGGCCCGACCCTGAAAAGGCTGCGGCTGCAAAGCTGGAGCTGTTCAAGATGCAGCAGTCTGGTGAGCTTGCCGCAATGGCTGGGCAACTGGACATCAACAAAGCGGAAGCCGCAAACCCCAGCATTTTTGTGTCTGGCTGGCGTCCATTTATTGGCTGGGTCTGCGGCAGCGGGTTTGCCATCCAGTTTGTCATTGGCCCGATGGCCGAGTGGGGTTCCGCTGTGTACGGGCACCCGGTTAAGTTTCCACAGATGGATATGTCCACCATGATGCCGCTGTTGCTGGGTATGCTGGGCTTGGGCGCAATGCGCACGGCTGAGAAGATGCAAGGCGTGGCCGCAAAATGAAAGAGAACTTCGACGCCTCCTTTGCCAAGGTCATCCAATCAGAAGGTGGCTACGTCAACGACCCGGCAGACCGTGGTGGCGAGACCAATTTAGGTGTCACCATCGACGCTTGGGGCACGTATCTCAAACGCGCAATCCAGCCGGGTGAGATGAAGGCGTTGAAGCAGGAGACGGTCAAGCCGTTCTACCGTTCCATGTATTGGGACTTGGTGAAATGCGACGACCTGCCAAAAGGCGTTGATTACGCCGTTTTTGACTTTGCGGTGAACGCAGGGGTCTCCCGGGCGGCAAAATTCCTCCAGCGGGCCGTGGGGGCCGTTGATGACGGCGTTATTGGCTCCGGGACTCTGGGCCGGGTGGCCAAGACCGACCCCGCCGTGTTGCTGAAGAACTTTGCCGACCAAAAGCAGCGCTTCTATAATGGCCTCGCTACAACCAACCCCACACAGCAGAAGTTTTTGAAGGGCTGGCTTGCCCGTGTGGACCATGTGCAGACGGCGGCTACCTCGATGCTGGCATAAGGATCAACAATGGCTACGACCGCTTACGCGCTGACCTACGATGGCCTGAGCACTCTGGTGCTCCAGTATCTGGAGCGTAGCGACGCTGCGGTCGTCAATTTCATCCCCACCGCCGTCATGCTGGCAGAGTTTGAGATCGCGCAGGACATCAAGACCCTCGGCCAGATGATCGTGGCGGACGGCACAATGACCTCCGGCAACCCGGTGATAGCCAAGCCCGCGCTGTGGCGCAAGACGGTATCCATGACCCTCACTCTTGCCAGCGGTGAAAAGCAGCCGGTGTACCTGCGCAAGCTGGAGTACCTCAGCAGCTACGCGCCCGACGTGACCGCCACCGGCACGCCGCTGTACTACGCCGACTACGACTACGACAACTGGTTCATTGCCCCGACGCCCAGCGCCAATTTTGCTTTTGAGGCGCTCTGCTACACCCGGCTGACTCCGTTGTCGTCCAGCAACCAAACCAATTGGCTAACCCGCAACGCGCCCAATGCGCTGCTCTTCGGCACGCTCAAGCAGACCGCGCCATTCCTCAAGGACGATGCCCGCTTGGCTGTGTGGTCGCAGATGTTCGACGCCGCGATGGCCGCGCTGAAGACCGAAGACCAGCTCCGCATCGGTGACCGCCAAGCAGTAGCACAGGACTCATAACATGACCACGTACACCAACCCGTTCACCGGCCAGACCATCAACCCATCGCAGGTTAGCTACGAGGCGTTGACCATTGCGGCCAACACCCTATTGGACTGGCCAATCAATGGCACAACGGGCATTCCAACGGCCAACATCATCGACGTCACGGCGTCCACGACAAGCCTGAACCTGATCCTGCCACCGGCGACTCAGGTATCCACCGGGCAGACAGTGTTGATTCGCAATATCGGGAGCAACTCATTTATCGTCACAAGTTACGCGGCCACCGGTGTGGGGACAACAATCATCTCCATCGCATCCGGTGTTGCCCAATACCTTTTCTTGACGGACAACTCAACGACGGCGGGCATTTGGTCTTCGGTGACGCTTGGAGCGGGAACGTCTTCGGCTAACGCCTCTGCGCTTGCTGGGTACGGTTTGTTGGCCATCGGGACCACGTTAAATCAAGCCTACGGGGTATCGCCGTACAACACCAATCAAACACTGACGGCCGCGTTTCGCGCGAGTTTGGTTGTCTGGAACGGCGGCGTGGGGTCATTCACCTTGCCGTCGGCGGCTTCAGTTGGGGCAAATTGGTTTTGCATGATCCGCAACAACGGTTCCGGCATCCTGACCATCACCCCTGTCGGCTCCGACACTATTGACGGCAACTCAAATCAGCAGCTCCAGCTAACCGAGTCGTTGGTGATCGTATCCAACGGTTCAAGCTGGAACACTTTCGGGTATGGGCGGTCTAATACCTTTGCCTACACGCAGCTATCGCTTTCGCTTACCGGCGGCACAACCACTTTGACGTCGGCGCAAGCTGCCAACACAATCCAGCTCTACGGTGGAACGCTGACATCAAATGCAATTGTCGTGGTTCCTTCCACGGTGCAGTTGTATACGATGACCAACAACACCACGGGGTCGTTTTCGCTCACCATCAAAACGGCGGTAAGCGGCGGTGCCACGTTGTCGATTTCGCAAGGAACTTCTTTGGTGGTGATATGCGACGGAACCAATGTCTACAACGCGGGCTCGGGCACCTCGTCTTCTTTCACCACCATCACAGTCGGAAACGGCTCTTTGGCGGTTCCCTCCATCAAATTTACCGGTGACGCAAATTCAGGCATTTACTTGGTATCTACAGGCCAAGTAGGTTTTGTGATTGCCAACGCACAAGTGGGTTATTTCAATTCCAGCGGCATCACCATGGCGGGCACCGGCACGTTTGTTGGCGGCGTACTTGGTGGGACGTTCTAATGACCTCAAAAGTCGTGTCCATGGAAATTCCTGCTGGTATCCAGCGGGATGGAACCGTGTTCGATTCGCCTTGTTACGTTGATGGCCAGTGGGTTCGTTTTCAACGTGGGCGGCCTCGCAAGATCGGCGGGTACGACGGCATCTTCTTGAATGCTGCAGGCGTCTCGCGTGGCATGGCCATGACCGCCGTCAATGGCTTTAACTACGTGGTGTCGGGCTACAACAATGGCTTGCAGCAGTGGGTCACCAACAACAGCGGCGGCATCGGATCGGGTCCGTATAACTACACCCTGAACAACTTTACGGCCAGCAATGACAACCTGTGGCAGTTCGATATCGCCTACGACTCCACTGGCAACAACACTAATAATTTGGTGGCGCACCCCGGCCAAAATTTGAGCTACATGACCTCGACGGTCAATACCCCTGTGCTGTACGGCACGTTTCCGGGTAGCTTTGGTTTGTTGACCGGCGTGACCATTACCGGCACGGCGGGCCAGTTTGCTTGTTCCGCATCCGGCGTCACGTTCACTGTCAACCAGCAGTTGACAATCAGCGGCACATACGGCGGCACGGGCAGCATCAGCGGGTACACCAATCCGACGACGTATTTCATCATCGCCACCAACGGGTCGACGACTTTTACTTTGTCCTCAACCTACGGCGGCGCGGCCATAACCACGACCGCAGGCACGCCTACCGGCCTGACCTACACCGCCGCGCCATCGCTGTCCAAGGTGGGCTTGTTTACCGCCGTGGGGACTACGGCCAGCAGCACCACGTTTACCCTGTCGGCGGCCAATGTCCGTGTCGGCGCGGGCCAAAGCATCACCGGCTCGGGCATACCGGCGGGAACAACGGTCGTCTCGGTCACGGGAACCGCCGTGGTGATGTCCGCAGCGGCCACCGCGTCAGCCACTATCACGGCCACCTTCGATAACAACATCGCCGTCTCTGGCGGGTGCGTGGTGATTCACCCATACCTGTTCGTGTACGGCAACAACGGCCTGATCCAGAACTCCAGCGCCGGTGACTTTGCAAACTGGGTTTCGCCGGACGCCAACGCGACCAATGTGGCCACCGGCAAGATCGTCAAGGGGTTACCCATCAGGGGCGGCTCAACGTCGCCCAGCGGCCTGTTCTGGGCTGCTGATGCGCTTATCCGCGTGAGCTTCCAGCCGTCCACCTCGGGTGGCGTGAATTACTACTGGGCCTACGACTTGGTGAGCAGCCAGACATCCATCATGTCGTCCAGCAGCGTGATTGAGTACGACGGCATTTTCTACTGGTGCGGCGTGGACCGGTTCCTTGCCTACAACGGCGTGGTGCAGGAGATCCCGAACAAGTACTGCGAGAACTACTTCTTCGACAACCTGAACTACGCCCAGCGCCAAAAGGTCTGGGCTACCAAGGTGCCGCGCTACGGCGAGATCTGGTGGTTCTACCCCAAGGGCGACGCAACCGAATGCACCGACGCCATCATCTACAACACCCGGGAAAAGGTTTTCTACGACGCCGGGCAGGCCCTTGGTGCCCGCCGGTCTGCTGGGGTGTTTTCCGAGGTATTCCCAAAGCCGATCTGGGCGGGCACCGAAGTCAACAGCGCCGGAACCTACACCCTGTGGCAGCACGAGACGGGCTACGACCAGATCTATTTGACCAACGTGACCGCTGTTCGCAGCTACTTTGAGACTTACAGCGTTGGCACGTTGGGCGGGCTGGTGGGCACCCAAGCGCAGCCCGGCGACAACTTGTGGACCCGCATTGAGCGCATCGAGCCGGACTTCGTGCAGACCGGCGACATGACCGTGGTGGTGACCGGCGAGGGCTACGCGGACGACGTGGCGGTGGAATCGGACCCGTACACGTTTTCACCGAACACGCTCAAGATTGATATGCGTGAGCAGCGCCGCGAGATGCGGCTGCGGTTTGAGTCGAACACCTATAACGGCACCTACCAGACCGGCCGGGTGCTGCTGTCCCTCACCACCGGCGACGTGCGCTCCACGGGCAACCCATGATCACCGCAATTGACTCACGGCAAATCTTTGACCCACGCGGCATGGAGTGGGACTTCTGGTGCGCGTCGATGGCTGGCCTGTTTGCGGCCAACCAACTTGGAACCATCGAAGAACCGCGCTGGCGCGAGTGGGCCGACGGTCTGGCCGGTATCGGCCGGTTTACCGGAGCGCCGGATAGTCGCAACTTTGAGACGTGGCAGGACTGGGCCTTTGCCCTCAACAACTCGTTGAGGAGATAGCCGTGCGCAGAATTCATTATTTTGAAGATGGCGGCGGGGCTGATGGCGGCGACAATGGGGGCGACAACACCAGCCGCGCGTTCAACAATAACAACGGGGATAACAACGGGGATAACGCCCCGGCCAATAACGCCCCTGCGGATAACGCCCCAGCAGATAACGCCCCGGCAGATAACGCCCCGGCAGATACTACTGATCCTTCATGGAGCGGCCTTTCTGATGCGCCGGATGGAGACCCTAATGTTGTCCCCTTCCGCCCGGTAGCCAATTCACCGCTGGATTCTTTTACAGATATAAAGCGCACGCCTGAGCAACAAGCCGCTCTTGATAGGCAAGTCAACATTAACGACGCCCGCGACGCCTACAGGACAGCCTACAATACGGCCCAAGAAGCAGGCCCTGTTAGCCCTCTTGACCAAGCGAATATATTAAAACAATTCGCCCAAACCGAACAAGATAAGTGGACCGAACCAGCAAGGAAAAATTCCGAGGCTGTTGAGCACAATGACTTGAAATTTACGGTAAGCCCCGGTGATTTGACGGGTATGCCACTTGACCGTCAAGTACTCAAGGCCCTAGGCGAAGTTGGCCTTGGCGGCGTGTATGGTGTCAGCGGAAACACAAACCAAAGCGCAGAAAATGTCATTGCCGCGCAAAATTTTGATACGTTTATTGATAAGACCGTCAGCATACTTGCGCCGCTGGTTCCGGGGTACGCAGTAGCAAAATTTGCTGCGGACTTGGCTTCCGGAAAGATAACACCCGGTCAGGCCATAGTGAGCCTTGTTGGTGATCGGGTGGCCGCATTGATGGGCGTCAATCCGGCTATGTTCAGGGCCGCTCTTAGCGGGCAGTACGGCGATGGCGTGGCATCGATGGCAAATGTTGCGGCCGTCAAATATTTTGCCAAAGAAACCGGTATGAACCCGTTGACGGTATCGGTGCTTGCAAAAACATCAGATCTTTCAAGCCTCACAAGAAACATAGCATCGCCGTTGAATGTTGGGCCAAATGTAAGCGGCGCGTTGTCTAATACGGTCGACAAAGGATTGGCGAGTATTGGTATCGGAAGTGGGCCAAGAGATTCAACCGCATCTACGCCATATTTTGGTGGCGGCACCGATGCCGATGTCAACAACATCTTAAATTCTGGTAACTTAACACCAACCACGGAATCTTCGCCCGCCCCATCGTCTTCCGCCGCCCCCGCAACCAGAAATATTTCATCTACTGACACTGCACGAGGTCTTAACATGCCATCACTAATGTCGCCATCTTCTGGCCTAGCTTACGTCGGTGATAGGGGCGGCTCTAAATACACACCGTACTCGCAAAATTTGACGCAACTCAGCTTGAAGCCAACAGAAGATCTGGCCATGAATTACGGGCCGATCAGCAACGCCACGGCGGCACAAGACATTGCCAAGATGAGCGCGTTGCCATTTGAGTCAACCATGTACGCATCCGGCGGGCCTGTGCGGCATTTTGACGGTGGTTCTCTTGCCGATTCAACGTCCACAGAAACGCAAATACCGACGCGCACTCCCCAACAGCAGGCAGCGTACGAGGCCATGCAGCAGAACTTGCAGTACTACAAGGACTTGGGCCAGCAAAAACAAAACGACCAGATCATGTCCGGCCTCAAAGCCTTGGCAGGCGTCGGCGCGTTAGAAGCAACTCCCGAAAGAACCCCCGCGAGAGAGCCGCTGATGCGTCTTGGCCAAGCTGGCACCTACACCCCTCCCAAGGTGCTGCCGCAGCTTGCGGCCCTGTTGCAGTCCCGTGGGATGCATCTAGCCGAGGGCGGACAGCCTGATGACCACCAGCACCCCAACTACGACGGAACTCCGGTGTTCCGCACCGGCGGCTTGAACGGACTGGGCGGCAAGTACGTGGAAGGCAAGGGCGACGGGACCAGCGACGACATCACGGCCATGCTGGCCAACGGTGAGTACGTCTTCAGCGCCGACGTGGTCTCCGCGTTGGGCAATGGCTCCAACAAGGCCGGGGCCAAGGAATTGGACCAGATGGTGCAGGCGATCCGATCCCGCGCCCGGTCTGCGCCCCCAGACAAACTGCCCCCGGACGCCAAGTCGCCGTTAGAATACCTGAAGTCGAAAGGCAAAAACCATGGCACTAACTGACAGTTACGCAACAACGGCCACGACGACGCCGCAGTATTACACCGACTATCTCAACAACATAGCCACCCGTGGCACTGCTGGTGCGAACGCGGCCCAATTTGTAGGCGCTTCGCCGCTCCAGACGCAGGCGTTTACCGATGTAAGCAAAAACCAAGGCAACTACCAGCCCGCGCTGACTGCCGCCGGGACAAACTACAACGCGGCTGCGAACACGGACATTTCCGGGGCGACCCAGCCCTACCTGAACAACACGGCGGTGAGCGGCCTGACGCAGGCCAACCCGTACCTGCAGTCCGGTACATCCAGCGCCGCCCCGCTGATCAGCGACTACATGAACCCGTACACCCAGAACGTGGTGAACCAGATCGGGCTTGCAAACCAGCAGAACATCGCCCAGAACCTTTCCCCGGGCATCACGGCAGGTGCGGTAGGGTCAGGCCAATTCGGCTCCCAGCGGGGCGCAAACGCCCTTGCGCTGGGCATCTCCAATGCCAATATCGGCGCGCTTGGGCTGCAGAGTCAGGCTCTGCAGACCGGGTACACCAACGCCTTGCAGGCGGCCCAGCAGCAGCGCGCCAACCAGCTCACGGCGGGCAGCACGGCAGGCACCTTGCAGGGCCAGTACAACCAGAACCAAGCCACGGCGGCGCAGGTTGCCGGTAATGCTGCA